GGAGGCCGCCTACATTGTATGGCGACTGGTATGAATTGGAATCCTATATATAAATTGAATCCATTACTAAATAACACAGATATCGAAAAAACAAAAGAATGGGTTAAGATTTATATACAGCAAACTGAAGAAAGAAAAAGGAAGTGGAACGAACAAATCAAAGATTTTCCAAGTCCCTATCAATATGCAAAAAATAATATTCACAATAAAACTTGACATTTACCCTCAAATTGTGATATAATACTATTAAAGAATGAGGGGAGCTATGCAATCGAGATAAGCAACCAGACTGTAAATCTGGTGTCGCACGACATAGTAGGTGCAAATCCTACGCTCCCCACCAAATGTTGATGGTAGCTCAGTTGGTAGAGCATCAGGTTGTGGATCTGAAAGTCGAGGGTTCGAACCCCTTCCATCAACCCAATAACATAAAGAAATACTAAAATGTGGATAATTAAATATTGCGTACTTTGAAATTATAAACCTCGAGCAGAAAGTCTTTCTGTTGAAATGAATAATGCGGGCCTATTCTGTACTTATGAAGCAGGTGAAAAGGGACAGTTTGAATTATTTTTTAACGATATCTCTTACTTGAAAGGTGATGATGAGATACCGGGTGTGTCCCGACCAGTGCAAAAATTCTTCACTTTTAAAGATGTTCAAAGTAAACGGGCATCCTTCAAACTCTTCCATCAGACCACCCATCATTAAAAATGGGAGTAGATTTTATTGCTTTGTTTATTTGGAAATCCGGACTTTGGGTTATGTTAATTTACACTTTATTAGAAAGGGGATAGTATGAATACTGTAACAGATAATGACAAAATTACTACAAATTTAGAAGGATACGAAAAGAGGGAATTTCCAGTGGATAGATTTGATTTAGAAGAGCAAATTCAGAATGTGTGGCAAACGAAAGACGACTTGGATGCTGTAACAGAAAGAATTATGGAGGATACGGTGTCTGACTCTATGACATCAGATCAGATTACAAATGTTCTGATTGGTTTAAGCGAATTACACGAAACAAGAATGTGGAAGCTCTGGCGAATTTTTGAAACAATGATTCACCAAAAAAATAGTTTTTTAACTGACGAAGTTACTATGGGTGATGTATTAGATAAAATAGTGGACGATGCTGGAAAGGAAGATGATGAGTAAATTTTACAGTCCGAGAGATTATGATATGACCGGGTTTGGTAATAACAGAAGGTACGTGCCAATTTCGGATGAAGAAAAACGTAAACGTGCCGAATCAAGAAAGAATAAGAAACAAAACGTAAAAAATAAGGGACACTTCAATAAACATTGGAACGAAGAATTATGGGATTAATATGAAAGCAAACCTAGAGTTTAATTTACCTGATGAAGAAGAACAATTTAACGTGGCATCAAAGGGAATGGATTGGGCACTTCTAGCTTGGGACATAGATCAGTTTATGCGAAACAAGATTAAATATGACCAAGACACAAATGGCGTATTACAACTTGCTCGTGAGCGACTAAATTTTAATATGGAAGAAAAGGGATTACAATTCCCAGAGTAAAATGGAATGGATCGCAGTATTATTATTTGCCACATCATTGAATGCGACAGTAGCTAATAAAGAATTTTCTTCAGAAAAGGACTGTTGGGAGTATTATGCAGGTGATCATTCATTCGGTAGACAACTTAATGATCATCAGAACAAACCAATCACTAAAGATTATCATTTCAAGAAACAAGGGGCTGAGTACCCCATAAGACTTTTTATAGACTCTAATACAAAAAAAGTATTCTGGCTCTCGTGTGAAAGGAAAGATCAATTAACTGGTACAGAACTATTGAAGTATCCGTTGAATATATTATTACCTACCCCAACCTAAACTAATTTAAGTTTTACTATCTTAACGAATTTTTCATAATTGTGAGAGCCATATTCTGTCTCAACTATTTTCGTTACAGCAAGTGCAAAATCAGTAATACTCAAATCATCATCTACTCTACCAATAGCTTTGTTGATGAATGGAATTAATTTATCAGACTTAGGCGTAAATGCCGGTATTTCCAATAATACTTCAGAAGCAGTTTGTTTTAATGACTTCATATTAATTAATTACGGCTGACATTAGCATTTCAAATCCCCCACCATGGAGAGGATTCATCGCGGTAGCATATCGATTTAAGATACCCATATTGGTGTTGAAAGATTCAACGTGAGTTGTTCTTAGTATCTCTTGTGGAAACGTACCCATAATAACAGAAGAAGCTCCCATATTCGCTTTACCAGTCTCGTGTAATCCTACATACATCTCTGTAGCGGCTACATCTGGATTAACGTAATACATTGTTTTACCCATCTTGTTGAGAACCATATTGGTTTCTGATTCTTCTGAGCCACGAACATAGTGAGATAATGCAGAAATGGAGGCCGCATTCTTATAAGGGAGAATTGCAAAAGCACTAAATGTTCTGAAATTAGGAGTGTTCATTTTAATAACAAGTTCTTGAACACGCTGGGTAATTTCAAATAATGATTGTTCAGAAGAAGCTGGCGCAGTCAAAGTTAAGACTGGTTGGGCTAAAGCATTAGCATTCAGAAATGTGAGGAAAGCAGTATTCTCAGCTTGATCAGTAATTCCCTTTAGTAGTTTAGCCGCAATATCATATCCATCCAAACCATATTGATTCTGAAGGTCTTGTACCGCTTCTATCGAAAGTCCGGTTTGAGTTGGATTAGATGTTGCTGTATTTATTGTTAATGTATTGACTACCGTTTCAAATGCATCAGTAGACCCTTTCTTAATATTAATAATTTGTCCAGTAGACATCTTCATCGGAACTACTGCCGCAACACTTCTAATTAAAGATGCTGTACTTAGCTCCTGAAATACCTTAACGAGTGTATTAAAATTAAAATCGGCGGTGCCGATATCATCGTTGTGGGTTTCTTCTAGAATTAATTTTTCTTCATTTTCCATTATGTTCCTTTTGTATAGCTTTCCATTATACTATATTTATAATTTTTTTATCCTCTTCCAGTACCTGCTGGTACTGCGGCTGCGTGAGCAGAACTAGGAGATTGAATAATTTGTGTATTACTTTGATCAATATTTGTTGGCATATTTAGCATTTGTTGATTTCCACCTCCAGCACCGGTATCTGCCTGTTTTTGCATTTCCATCATCTTTGTAATAAGTGTCTGTTCTAACATTTGGCTTGGTATCATTTCTGAATTTGCTCCCATTATTGGAGCATTTGGAGAAACATCAATTATTGGAGCATTTGGAGAAACATCAATTATCGGCACTGGCGCCATTAACTCTTGCTGATTACCAAACATATTCATTTGAGGTGCAAAGTCGTTGGTAATATCTCCTTCAGTCAAAGGCAATGGCTTTTCTCCTTCAACACCAACTGTACCTTCTGGTGTGATATTAAAAAATGGCTTTTGCTCTGCCCAAATGTCCCATAATGTCTTTTCTAAATTAGTATCGTGCGTAAATATAGAACCTTCTTCTGTTGCCGCTGCCGCCATATTATCAGCTTTATTTTTATCGGGACTAATAGCGGCCTGCTGTTCTTGAGTTATAGGCTGTTGTAAATTCTGCCAATCCTGTTGTGCTTCAGTCAATTCTCCTGTTCCGCGAAGTTTATCAATTTCCTGTAACTGTGTCATAATCTCAGGAGTAACCGTAACGCTACTATCTGGTTCTTGCAGATGTCCTAAGGATTTTAAGTCTCCTATTCTTTGATTCGCCCTCGCTTCCATATCCATTGGCTTACCTTCACTTTTTGCGACTTGAGTTGCGGGATCAACAGTCTTTTTTGGATAAGGTTTTCCAGTCTTTGGATTGATTCTCTGTTCTGACTTTTCCTTGACTTGTGCGATTTTTTCTGCAGGAGTAAGTGTCGGTGATTTTGCTGAACCTTCTTTACCATATCCAAGAGTATCATCTTCCAGTAATCCACCCTTTTGAAAGTCAATTGTACGCCCTTGCATCTTTGCGGCACGAATCTTCAACAATTGCTCTTTATCTGCTTTCTCCCAAGTTTCTTGATCAAGAAGTGATTCTATACTACTGATATCCAATTTCGATAATTTTTCTAAATCAGTAATAGTACCGTGACCTATACCTACGTCTACAGCACCTTGTTTCTCGGCCTCCTTCATTAACATTTTCTTATCTGCTTCTTCTAGTTCGGAATATTGTTCTCCTTCACCAAGCAAATCAGTTTTATCCGATACTTCTTCTGCGACAGTTTCACCAATTTCATCACCTAAGAAATACCCTAGTCCACCACCAATCAATCCTCCTATTATAGTTCCTACACCTGGGAAAATAGCTGTCCCAATTGCTGCCCCGGCCATACCCATTCCAACTGAACCAGCAAGTCCACCGGCCGTCTTAGTATGTGCGATATTCTTTTCAGTTCTGTCTTTGGTTTCGTCTGTTTCATTAGACCAAAAATCAAAAGCAGATATTGCTATTGTTAACGGTAATGCGATTTTACCTAATGCTTTAGTTGCTAATCCCCCGGCTTTACCCAGCTTAGTTCCCTGTTTTGCCAAATCTGCGGCAGTTTTTGCTCCGGTTCCGGTCGCTGAAGGTGGTTTTGCAGTGGGAGCAAATTTACCTGATTTGGCATCAATTACTCTGCCGGCTTTATTTAATCTTTGTCCAGATCCTGGTGCACCATCCGGAGTGACGGCTTTTGCAATTCTACCATAATCAACTTTAGCAACTTTTGCAACTTTAGCAACTTTTGCTACCTTAGCTCCTTTAGCGGCTTTAGCGACTTTAGCTTTCTCTGCGACTGGCGCAACTTTAGCAATTTTAGCTGTCGGAGCTTGCGGAGGAACTGTAAATTTTGTCTTGAGGAATCTGTTGGATAATGCTTTGAGTGAGTTTACGCCTCCCGTTAGTGCAGTTGTCGCCGCAGATAAGCCAGTAATTCCCATCCCAATCTTTCCGAATGGACCTAATAAGAAACTAGCAAGACTGGACAGCCAGCCACTGGAATCATCAGCTTTCTTTTTGTTTAGTGTAGGACCCTTTCCTCCTATCTTTGGCATTTTTGCATCTCTACGGGCTTCCAATGCTAGTCTAGCCATTTTAATTTCTCTTGCCTCCCTACGTCTATCAAAAGCAAGTTCTTCAGTTTCTATTTCAATAAGTTGGTCAATTTGCTCAGAAGTCATTGGCAATGGATCACCATCCAGCATTGACTCCATAGTAATGTCAGGAGTACCGCCTTTGGTATCAGGTTCTTCAGCTATTTTTTCTGGATTTACTGTAGGCTTATTTGAAGACTCAACTTCAACCGCTTCCTCCGAATCTGAGGCATTTATAATGGGAAGAGGAATTGGAAAATCAATAGAGGGGGGCGGTCCAATTGACTCATCATCTTTCTTACCTTTCTTTTTCGTCTCCTTTGCTTCCTCGTCCTTTTTAGCAGTTACAATATCAAAATATTCTTCATTGACTTTATCAATTTTTTCTTGAAGTTCATTTGATTCAACCTGAAGTTCCTTCGCCTTGATTTTTTCAATAATCAGCTTAGGATTCATCCCCTTGAATTTTCCGAGTTGGGACATTTCTTCGGCTAGTGCCTGTATTCTTACCTCATTCGCTTTTTCCTGACTCAATCGCTTTTTCTTCAGATCCCATTTCGCTTGTCGTTCCCTTGCAATTCTTTCATTAGTTATTTGCTGGTTGGCCATTGCTTGAGCATCTATTTGACCAAAAAAGGTAGCGACAGTTTGATCACGTATCTTTTTGTTTTCAATCTTTGCTTTTACTCTTTCTAACTTTACTTCATCGGCAGCGGCCCTTTCTTCTTCGTTCATCAAATCGTAGCCACTCGCACTATCTTTGATTGCTTGCATAACGCTACCACGACTACGCAACCAATTTTTGTGGGCAATCATTTCTTCTTCAAGAATTATTTTCTTTTGCTCTTTATCTGCCGCTCTCTGTCTTTGCTTCTGTTGCTTTTCCATTTTGGATTGGCCGGACAGCATCTTATTCATCTTTTCGATGCCACCGCCTATGACGGCTTTCGTCCCCATTAATTTTGCCCAGGTTTCTACAGTTGATGGCATTTTAATTCATCCAAACGGGTTTATCAGCCTCACTAGGAGGTTTGATTGAAAAACTTGTAGAGCATCCACACGTTGATTCTGCTCTAGGGTTTTCAAAACGAGGACCAGGAGCAGACAAGTCTTGTGACCAATCTATCTCTAATCCATCTACTACTATATGACTTTTACGGTCTATTACTATGGGTAGACCTTTTGACTCAAACATTAAATCTTTCTTTGCAGGTTCTCCGAATGTTAGAGAATACTCATAACCAGCACATCCGCCACCTTTAACTGCTACTCGTAGAGGGACATCCTCGGACAATTCTTCATCCTCTCTAATTCTCTTAAAGTTCTTTGCGGCTATATCTGTTAAACTAATCATTGCTTTGCTTTGTTTAAATGCTGTTTTGTTAGCATTAATATAGCTAAATTATTTGTTAATGGATCTACTGAGGCTTTTGTTGCTATATCAGCATAAATCGTTTGTTGCTTAATATTGAGTTTTTTCCCAGAATTCATTTTCTTAACTATTGTTTTTATCTCATTAATCTTTGGCGCTGGAACCAATTTCGTCTGTTTCAATAACAATATAAATTTATTTACATTTATCATTCTGTTATTTCCTTTTAATCTTATCGTGTCTTTCTTTTTCCTCGAATAACCAATCCGCTAAAAGTTTAACATAAATCTCCCTTTCGTACGGCATCATATTCTCTAGGTCTGCTAGGCTATAATTGTGATGTTGCATAAGTTGAAAGTTGGTCTTGTAGTGGTTGGCCAACGTATCGTAACTTATGCAAAGCCGAAAAAATCTTCCAGCCCCTCCAATACGACCGGCTCTTTATGACCACATTTTGAACACTTATAGTCAAGCTCGTGCCTCAAAGATGGTTGATTACTAAAAAATTCTTTAATTTCCTCAAACGCTACGGAATGTAAATTCTCTACAAATGTAGACATTTCAGCTTTTGTTGTTTCTTTACCTTTAAAGATATTTTCGGCATCAAATACATAATCTATTGAATCAACAATAATTTTAAACATCTTTTCAATCTGGTCAGACTCACCATCGTGAACTTTCAATTCTTCAGTAGACAAAAACTTTAATTGAATACCGATGCTGTCGGTTATCATTATTTTTGAATAATCTTTATCCGGGAAAATAACTTTGATTTCATCAATTCTAATTGGATATTTATCTACGTGTCCACAAACTTTCCCGTCTGAATCTTCTTGATTACAAGTAAATGAAGGTTCAATCATTTCTCCGCGGCTCTTTGCTCTAATATTTAAGAACAAATAATCAATATCAAATGCGGGTAACTTATCTGCATTTATCTTCCCATCAGTACAGTTTCCGATGATTCTTAAAATCACATCCCTTACTGCACTCTGAAACTCTTGCCCCTTTAAATTCTTTGCTCCTTCCATAGCTGTTAAAAGAACTTTTTCTTCTTTCACCAGAAATGGTCTGTAGGTCACATTCTGTTTCTTATCCGATGGTAATTTTAAATTATATATCGGTGTATCTAATTTTGGTAATGTCATAATATTATCTCCTATGAACAATTATATTATCAATGCAGGGAATAGACGTTTATTCCCCTTATTTATTGTGGCCCATCTGCGATAGGTTCCGGCTTTTCTTTCTTTTTTGGTGGTTCCAGAACCGAACCCTGAGCAACTTCACTTGAATCTGCCCACCATCCTTCACCCGGATCAGTATGATTCCAATCTTTATATGCCCAAGTCACAGTAAAGGTTGCTATCTCTGTTGATTCTCCCCAAATATATTCTATTGGTCCAATATTTGTTGGATATGCTTCTATTAAAACAACATTCGCAATAGCGCCGCCTTGTCTATCGAGAGGGATAATTCTAACCTCACCTACATAATCCAAATAATAACTTAAGGTATATATTTGTCTATGTTTCTTCGGAGAACCTAAAGAATTTCCAGTGCCGTGTTTAACTTGTCCCACAATAGCAGACAACCAACCATCAAAGAATCTATGTTCCGCATAATCCTCTCCACACATAAATGTCATAGTCGTTGTGTCTATGATCAAATCATTTGCTACTTTAAAGATAGGACCAAATCGTTTGGCATCTATTGTACCT